GTGCTGGGGGCAGCAGCCATCGTGGGCTCTTTCTTCACCGCCGGCGCAACGATGGCGTTGTGGGGCGCAGCCCTGAGTGCCGGAGGGCTGACTGCCACCACGATGCTGTTCTCACTGGGTGCCAGCATGATACTGGGCGGTGTGGCCCAGATGCTGGCACCGAAGGCAAAAAACACCGGAGTACAGGGCGACGGATAACGGTAAACAGAACACGTATTTTTCGTCACTGGATAACATGATTGCCCAGGGGAACCCGATGCCGGTGCCTTATGGTGAAATGCTGGTTGGTTCACGACGGATATCCCAGGACATCAGCACCCGTGATGAGGGCGGAGACGGGAAAGTGGTGGTTATCGGGCGGGGATGAAATAAAAAAATCCCGCAGAGTTAGCGGAGCTGCGGGAGAGAACGATGAAGATTAACGTTATGGAGTTATTTTTCAGGCATCAAAAAGTAATGCAGCGTCATTATTGCGGCTACAGGCAATTGCCGGAAATGTGAAGAGTTTCAGAAATTTTATTCCGTCATGACACAGGCACCCTCCGGGGTGCCTGTTGTTTTCTGGCATAAACAGATTCAGACATCAGACAGGAGAGGGGGACAGAGTGGGTAAAGGGGGCGGCAAGGGGCACACGCCGGTAGAGGCAAAGGACAATCTTAAGTCCACGCAGATGATGAGCGTGATTGACGCCATTGGTGAAGGGCCGATTGAAGGTCCGGTGAAGGGGCTGCAGAGTATTCTGGTGAACAAAACCCCACTGACGGACACGGACGGCAATCCCGTGATACACGGTGTGACCGCGGTCTGGCGCGCCGGGGAGCAGGAGCAGACACCGCCGGAAGGTTTTGAGTCATCCGGCTCTGAAACCGCACTGGGCGTGGAAGTGACGAAGGCAAAGCCGGTGACGCGCACCATTACGTCCGCGAACATTGACCGCCTGCGGGTTACCTTCGGGGTGCAGTCACTGGTGCAGACCACCTCACAGGGTGACCGTAACCCGGCATCCGTCCGCCTGCTGATTCAGCTGCAGCGTAACGGTAACTGGGTGACGGAAAAGGATGTCACCATTAACGGCAAGACCACCTCACAGTTCCTCGCTTCGGTGATTCTGGATAATCTGCCTCCCCGTCCCTTTAACATCCGGATGGTCCGGGAGACGGCGGACAGCACCACGGACCAGCTGCAGAACAGAACGCTGTGGTCGTCATACACCGAAATCATCGATGTGAAACAGTGCTACCCGAACACGGCGATTGTGGGGCTGCAGGTGGATGCGGAGCAGTTTGGCGGTCAGCAGATGACGGTGAACTACCATATCCGCGGTCGCATCATCCAGGTACCGTCAAACTATGACCCGGAAAAACGCACGTACAGCGGCATCTGGGACGGCAGCCTGAAACCGGCATACAGCAACAACCCGGCCTGGTGCCTGTGGGACATGCTGACTCACCCGCGCTACGGCATGGGAAAACGCCTGGGGGCGGCGGATGTGGACAAGTGGGCGCTGTATGCCATTGCGCAGTACTGCGACCAGACGGTCCCGGATGGTTTCGGGGGCACAGAGCCGCGGATGACTTTCAATGCGTACCTGTCACAACAGCGTAAGGCGTGGGACGTTCTCAGTGATTTCTGCTCGGCGATGCGCTGTATGCCGGTATGGAACGGGCAGACGCTGACGTTTGTGCAGGACCGTCCGTCAGATGTGGTGTGGCCTACACCAGCAGTGATGTGGTGGTGGATGATAACGGCGTGGGGTTTCGCTACAGCTTCAGCGCCCTGAAGGACCGCCACACGGCGGTGGAGGTGAATTACACCGACCCGCAGAACGGCTGGCAGACCTCCACGGAACTGGTGGAAGACCCGGAAGCCATACTGCGCTACGGACGCAACCTGCTGAAGATGGATGCGTTCGGCTGTACCAGTCGCGGTCAGGCCCACCGTGCCGGGCTGTGGGTGATAAAGACCGGACTGCTGGAAACGCAGACGGTGGATTTCACGCTCGGGTCACAGGGGCTGCGTCACACACCCGGTGACATTATTGAAATCTGTGATAACGACTATGCCGGGACCATGACCGGCGGACGTATCCTGTCCATCGATGCCGCCAGCCGCACCCTGACACTGGACCGTGAGGTGACCCTGCCGGAGACCGGTGCCGCCACGGTGAACCTGATTAACGGCAGCGGTAAGCCGGTGAGCGTGGCCATCACTGCACACCCCGCGCCGGACCGGATACAGGTCAGCACCCTGCCGGATGGCGTGGAGACATACGGTGTGTGGGGGCTCTCCCTGCCGTCACTGCGTCGTCGCCTGTTCCGCTGTGTCTCCATCCGGGAAAACACGGACGGCACCTTTGCCATCACGGCAGTGCAGCACGTACCGGAAAAAGAAGCCATCGTGGATAACGGGGCGCACTTTGACGGCGACCAGAGCGGCACCCTGAACAGCGTCATCCCTCCGGCAGTGCAGCACCTGACGGTGGAGGTGAGTGCAGCTGACAGCCAGTATCTGGCGCAGGCGAAATGGGACACGCCGCGGGTGGTGAAGGGCGTGCGCTTCAGTCTGCGCCTGACCAGTGGAAGCGGTCAGGACAGCCGTCTGGTGACCACCGCCATCACTGCGGATACAGAGCATCGTTTCAGTGGTCTGCCGCTCGGGGAATACACCCTGACAGTCAGGGCAATTAACAGTTATGGCCAGCAGGGGGAACCGGCCATCACCACCTTCCGGATTAACGCGCCAGCAAAACCCGCCACCATTGAACTGACGCCGGGGTATTTTCAGATAACGGCGGTACCGGTGCTGGCGGTGTATGACCCGACGGTGCAGTTTGAGTTCTGGTTTTCGGAAAAACGCATCACGAACACGGCACAGGTGGAAAAATCTGCCCGTTATCTGGGGAGCGGCAGTCAGTGGACTGTCCAGGGAAGCCGGATTAAGCCGGGGACGGATTTCTGGTTTTACGTGCGCAGCGTCAACCTGGTGGGGAAATCTGCGTTTGTGGAAGTCAGCGGGCAGCCCAGCAATGATGGTGAAGGGTATCTGGAATTTTTCCGGGAAAAAATAGGAAAACTGCATCTGGCTCAGGGGCTATGGGAGCTGATAGACAACAGCCAGCTTGCGGATGAGATGGCGGAGATGAAGACCACCATCACGGAAACCCGCAATGAAATCACACAGACGGTCAGTAAAACGCTGGAGAACCAGAGCGCCACTATACAGCAGATACAGCGCGTGCAGAAGGACACAAATGATGACCTGGCTGCGCTGTACATGCTGAAGGTTCAAAAAACGAAAGACGGCATTCCCTATGTGGCCGGGATTGGTGCAGGGATTGAGGATACTGATGGCCAGCCACTGAGCAACATACTGCTGCTGGCTGACCGTATCGCGATGATAAATCCGGAGAGCGGCAACAGCACGCCGTTATTTGTGGCGCAGGGGAATCAGCTGTTCATGAACGACGTGTTCCTGAAGCGACTGTTTGCGGTGAGTATCACCTCGTCCGGCAATCCCCCGACGTTTTCCCTGACGCCGGACGGGCGACTGACGGCGAAAAATGCGGATATCAGTGGCAGTGTGAATGCGAACTCAGGGACGCTCAACAACGTCACGATTAATGAGAACTGTCAGATTAAGGGGAAACTGTCAGCCAACCAGATTGAAGGCGATATTGTCAAAACGGTCAGCAAGTCTTTCCCCCGCACGAGCACTTATGCCAGTGGCACCATCACGGTAAGAATCAGTGATGATCAGAAGTTTGACCGGCAGGTCATGATACCGCCAGTGTTATTCCGCGGTGGTAAGCATGAGAATTTCAACAGTAATAACCAACAGTCATACTGGTATTCAACCTGCCGGTTAAGAGTGACCCGCAATGGTCAGGAGATTTTTAATCAGTCCACGACGGATGCTCAGGGCGTATTTTCCTCAGTTATAGATATGCCTGCCGGACAGGGGACGCTGACACTGACATTCACCGTATCTTCATCAGGAGCGAATAACTGGACACCAACAACCAGTATCAGCGATCTGCTGGTTGTGGTGATGAAAAAATCCACAGCAGGTATCAGTATCAGCTGAATTTTATAACCCATATACGGGCGCCAGAAATGGCGCCTTTTTTATTGCAGAAAAGCGAGAGGTAATTATGCGTAAACTTTATGCCGCCATTTTGTCCGCAGCCATCTGTCTGGCCGTATCCGGCGCGCCTGCATGGGCGTCTGAGCAGCAGGCCACGCTGAGCGCGGGGTATCTTCATGCCCGGACGAGCGCTCCCGGTAGCGATAATCTTAACGGGATTAACGTGAAATACCGTTATGAATTTACGGACACGCTGGGGCTGGTGACGTCATTCAGCTATGCAGGAGACAAGAATCGCCAGCTTACCCGTTACAGCGATACCCGCTGGCATGAAGATTCCGTTCGTAACCGCTGGTTCAGCGTAATGGCGGGGCCGTCTGTGCGCGTGAATGAATGGTTCAGCGCGTATGCGATGGCGGGTGTGGCTTACAGCCGTGTGTCGACTTTCTCCGGGGATTATCTTCGCGTAACTGACAACAAGGGGAAAACGCACGATGTGCTGACCGGAAGTGATGACGGTCGCCACAGCAACACGTCTCTGGCGTGGGGGGCTGGCGTGCAGTTTAACCCGACCGAATCCGTGGCCATTGATATTGCTTATGAAGGCTCCGGCAGTGGCGACTGGCGCACTGACGGTTTCATCGTGGGTGTCGGTTATAAGTTCTGATTAGCCAGGTAACACAGTGTTATGACAGCCCGCCGGTTCAGGCGGGCTTTTTTGTGGGGTGAATATGGCAGTAAAGATTTCAGGTGTACTGAAAGACGGCACAGGAAAACCGGTAGAGAACTGCACCATTCAACTGAAAGCCAGACGTAACAGCGCCACGGTGGTGGTGAACACGGTGGCCTCTGAAAATCCGGATGAAGCCGGTCGTTACAGCATGGACGTTGAGTACGGTCAGTACAGCGTTATTCTGTTGGTGGAAGGGTTCCCGCCGTCACATGCCGGGACCATCACCGTGTATGAAGATTCTCAACCGGGGACGCTGAATGATTTTCTCGGTGCCATGTCGGAGGATGACGTCCGGCCGGAGGCACTGCGTCGTTTTGAACTGATGGTGGAAGAAGCGGCGCGTCACGCTGAGGAGGCGAAGAAGAATGCCGGAGAGGCGGAGACGTCCGCGAGGAATGCCGGCATATCAGCCAGTCAGGCAGAAGAGAGCGCGGCAAATGCTGACACTTCAGCAGGGGATGCATCGGAGTCAGCCCGGCAGGCGGCAGAAAGTGCAGCCGCTGCAAAGCAGTCAGAGGAGGCGTCCTCGTCCTCGGCCTCTGCGGCCGCTCAAAAAGCCAGTGAGTCATCACAAAGTGCAGCAGATGCTGAGTTGTCAAAAAAGACGGCAGAAAGTGCAGCCGGTAATGCAGCCAGGGATGCAACGACCGCAACAGAAAAAGCCCGGGAGTCAGCAGAAAGCGCACAGTCAGCGGAACAAAGCAGGATAGCGGCGGAAGAGGCCGTAAACCGAATCCCCACGGTGGTGGGGCCTCCCGGGCCAAAGGGGGAACCGGGTCCCGCGGGTCCTCAGGGGCCGAAGGGTGATAAGGGAGAGCGCGGTGACACCGGCCCTGTCGGGGCAACCGGCGAACGGGGACCGGCAGGTGATGCTGGTCCGGCAGGCCCGCAGGGGCCGAAAGGTGACAGGGGAGAGCGGGGAGAGACCGGTCTGACGGGAAATGCAGGTCCACAGGGTCCAAAGGGAGACACCGGGGCAGCAGGCCCGGCAGGCCCACAGGGACCGAAAGGAGAAACAGGTGCGGCTGGCCCGGTGGGGGCAACCGGACCTCAGGGACCGAAGGGCGACCCGGGGGAGACACAAATCCGTTTTCGTCTGGGGCCGGCGAGCATTATTGAGACAAACAGCCATGGCTGGTTCCCGGGTACAGATGGTGCGCTCATCACCGGACTGACCTTTCTTGCCCCCAAAGATACCACACGGGTTCAGGGTTTTTTTCAGCATTTGCAGGTCAGGTTTGGTGACGGGCCGTGGCAGGATGTTAAGGGGCTGGATGAAGTGGGCAGTGATACAGGCAGAACAGGAGAATGACATGAACATACTAAAAAAACTTATGCAGCGTCTGTGTGGTTGCGGAAAGCATGATGACCGTGAACACGGGGAGTTACTTACAGCACAGCTGCGACTGGGGCCGGCAGACATCCTGGAGTCAGATGAGAATGGTATTATCCCGGAGCAGGACAGGGTAATCACGCAGGTGGTGATACTGGATGCGGATAAAAAGCAGATACAGTGTGTGGTAAGACCGCTGCAAATCCTGCGTGCTGACGGGACGTGGGAAAATATTGGCGGGATGAAGTAACCCGACAGCTTCACAAAACCGGAGTCCGGCTCCGGTTTTTTGTTGGTTAGATGTAATCTGACAGATACCTGTATAAATAACCGGTAACTGTCAGGTCAGAGCTAATATAGGTAATTATATTATAA